GCGCGTGTGGGTGGTTGTAAAAGCCGCGCAGCGACGATGCACAATCTTCCCTCTGACGCAGAGCCAAGACGTTCAAATCTCGGCTGTAAGTCCTGGTGCTGACCAGCTCGTTAGTGCAATGCGGCAGAGCAGGAAGGCAAGGGCACCAAAGATCGGCATACAGCTTCGGAAACGGAGCGACGGTATAGTCTCGCAGTGGCGGGCGGCATGGGGGAAGATACCAATGCCCAGGATCTTTGCTGATGTGGTGGAAATCACGATTCTCAATGTAGCAGAGAGCCTCGGGGTGGTATAACACTTGCGAGAAAGTGTGACGCAATATGGGCTGCATGCTCGTATAGTCAGAACACATCGTGAACTCCGCGAGCACCATGACACCCCCATCACGTGTGACCAGCGAAACTGTGGGTGATAACACGCCGGGATTGCCACGCGCAGGAGCAATGCCACCGACACGCACGCAGATCGTTTGACAGGCGGGGACCTGTCGGCTGGCAACAAACTCGACATAAAAGTACTTGGGCCAGTGGAACGACTCATTGGCGTGCGTGACGGCCGCCCCCACGGCAGTGGCACATAGCTGCAAAACAGACCGCTCATGTTCCGAGTCAACATACGCTAAGGACGCGGGCTCTCCCCGATTGTAATGGGCAGTGCACGGTAAAGCGCGTCCATGGCCATAGTGCCAGGGCGTAGGGTCTTCACGCGTGGCGCCGCAGAAGGTGAGGGCGGCACGGTGCAAGGCTCTCAACGTCTCCAGGGTGCGCCGCGAGCTGTCACGCAACACCCCGCAAGGCGGCGGCTGGAGCCTATCTACGAGCGAGCCGACGCCGTAAGTGCCCCGGCAAGCGATAGGCCGCACGCCCATGACTGTGCCGTGTAGGATAAACGGGCGGGGCAGGCAAATGGTGGCGACACTCTCGTAACACATGCAGTCACCCCCATCATGGGACACAATGCCAACTGGAGACCTGCGCTCCGCGTCAAAGGGGTAAGCACGCCGGTCAGGCGACAGTAGGCGGGCTTCCCAGCCACAAATTTCGGGCTCAGGAATGCCCGGATTGATGACGTCGCCTTCTGGGCGGCCACTCAGCTGTTGTGGCATTTGGTCCGCGGGGGGCAAGTCCTCCACAGCACGGCACGTGTACAGTGCACAGTGCATCAATGTCGCGTTGGTGTCGGAGCATGCAAGGGTATTGCTCTGCTCACGAAGTACGAGGGCGCCAACTGGGAGTGGTATGTCATAGCTGGCAGTGCACAAGGCGGGTTGGAAAACCCCCAAACTGTGCAAGCGAACAGGCGCAGCCGATAGGCTCTCGTACAGCGCGTGGTCACCATCACTGTCTTCTGACTCGTCCTCCTCGTAGTCATCCTCCCCCAAATAGTCCTGTTCGCTGCCCGACTCATCGTCCCCGCCATGCGGGACATGGGCGGTGAAGGTAGTGCGAGAGGGCGCCTCCTCGGGGTCCACGAAGTAATTACACATTGGCCTATTAGCGCCGGTAAAAACCTCTTGAACCTGCACGTCAGTGTGCTCAGGAGCCGGATCATGGATGTCGTTGGGAGGCTGAGAGGGAGCTCCGTAAGTAAAAAGACCCCTGCCAAAGATCAGCCCGGCCATGCGAGCGGAAGTGGCTACGACTGAGTGGGCGGTGAGGCACGCCTGAATCGGGGCGCTGTAAGCGACTGCGGTCAAGCCGGCTGCCAATGCCAGGTCACATAACCTGTGTTTTCGTGGCTCGGCAACGGGAATGGGCTGGCCCCAGTTCTTGGCGGTGTGGGCGACAATGGACAAGCCCAAAGACGCAATGCCGGTAGACGGCAAAACGTGGTAAACAAAGTGGCCCATGGCGCTCGTCCAATTGTGAGAGTGCTCACGCGCCTCGACAATAGCAACTAGCTGCTTGTAAAAGGGCGCCTCTTCTTTCCAAGCCACAGTGAGGGCATTCCACAGCGACATGCGCGGCATAACCGCGGGACACGGGACGCCGTCGCAGAGGTCCTCTGTGGGAGACAATAAACACTGCTCCCACTGGATGGCATCAACCCCCTGCTTGATGCCGTAGAACTTGTTGACCACGGGCTCGTTCTCACAGGTGGCTTCATAGTCGTAGAAGTCGTGCTTTACCAGCCATTCCTGATACCTGCGGAACGTGCGCTTGTCGACATCGACCTCACCATGCGGGCCAAGAACGTTCAGAACGTAAAAGATCTGCGCCCGGAGAGCGGGCACATTCACGGCGTTCGTGGCATAGCACAAGTAAGTGGCGTAAGCCTTGAGATTGGCGATCCGGTCAGGCATGAGGCCCTTTACGGCAATGTATTCAGGCACAAAGCACGTGATAGTGGGGCGCATGAAGCCATAAGTGGGGGCGCCGACAACTGCCTGAAACTCAGGGGAATTGCGGAACTTGAGCTGACCGCAAAACAACAGGCCGTCGCGGCACTGTTCCTCGGGCTTACACACTATGCCCATAGTACCGCAGACGACCCAAATGAGCTTCATGAGCCTACGAGAGCCGATGCCAAGAGCGTCATCGCCCTGGGCCACGTAGGTTAAGCTGGCGGAAGGCACTAGGTCCCGCTGCTGCCTGGCTAAGGCGAACACTTCTTCCCGGTCGAGAGGCTTGCCCAGCATGCGCTCCTCATCAGACAGCGGCCGGTAAGAAGCTTCGACCCCCCTGTGACCCGGCATAACATACTCCTTGTCGCAGGAAGCGCTGCTGTACGACTTGGGACCGGAGGGGGCTAGCCCCACGAGATCGACCGCCCGACCATACCGAATGATGTCGGGTGTTCCGACGGTAAGGTCACAATGGCCGGTGACGGCGCGATTGACGTGCACCCAGTGAAACAGGTCATGCCCGTGCATCAGTGAGACGTATAGCAACGAGGCGTCAGCTTCCATGAAGAAGTGAAGCAACGTGTTTGCGATGGAAGTGTTCCGGTGACCGGACCGCGCGCTGCCGTTGAGCAGTACCGTGATCCACTCACCAATGAACTTCTTGATCTTGCTGATGGTGGCGTCCTTCTGGACACCGTAGTGGACCTCGAGCATCTCACACAAGAACTTGCTCAAGCCCGTTTTTTCGACGACCTGCAGGGCGATGTCCTCCCAGACATCTCTAAGCTTGCGTTGCTGACTGGTGTCATAGGCGGAAAAGTCGCAAGCAAAGAGAGACGGCGTCCTGCCATCTTGACGATCCACCTCAAGCATGAGTTCGTTCAGCAACTCGTCAGAGCTGGTGGGATCACAAGCACTAGCCCACACCAATCGTAAGGAGACGAACCGCCCGGCGTACCATATCTTCATGGGAGTCCGCTGACGCGGGCCGTAAGCCTCTTTGAAGCACCGATCGAGCCATGAATGCAGTAACATGTTGGTAAGATCGAAGTCGGCGGCCTTCGTGGTGGCTATACTACGGGACATCTGCGTGCGATCCTGGATGTGGCGCAGAACCTTGTGGTCCAAGTAGTCGTCTCCCTTCTTCTGGTATTCGGCAATGTCCTCGTCCGTTGGCATCCCAGTGGTGAGAGTGGGAATGTACTTGCCAGTGCGAGTAACACGCCGTTCCAGCCCCATGAGGTACGCAATAGATGTCGTCTTGGCTGTCATGTCGGGAGAAATGACTACCTTGGCCTCCCGCTTAATGGCAAGGTCGTAGCCATGGCGGGGTGGGCGCTTGGTAACAAAATCCCAGTTCATGAATGGTTTGATACCAACGACGAACAACTCGCGAGCACGTTGGGCATACAGCTCACGTTTTGGGTGGTCTTTAAAAATGATGAGCATAGCCCTGTACATCTCCTCAGGGGTGGAGGAACTAACCGCGGCGTCGAACAAAGCGCGGGCGTCCTCCCACACGTCAGGATGGCAACACCTCATAACGTGATGGACCATGTTGGTAGCCGTGATGTCGAACGTGTGGCCCGGATTTATAAACTCACTGCCATGTTTAGTGAGCCGGGCAACCGCACTGAGATCAGCACCGTCCAAAGCAGTGATAAGGGTGCCTCGCATTTGGGGCACGACGTTATACCACCGCGACTTATCCCCGTTGCACCAGCGTGTTTCCTTAAACGTGGGCAACTTGCACTTACCCCCAGACACTTGCGGTGGGAGGTGACGCTCAGGATCGCGTTTCTCCTTGCGCGCCTTGCGTATCTCCTCTGCATCGGCCCGGAATACGTTGTCGTACAGGACACGAAGCTTCCGTTGGGCCTCAAGAAAGTCGCCAGGGGTGGTCCACTGAGGCTCCATGGTCTCCATGGTGTGATTGTAAAACCGCAAGACGCATGGCTCTTCTCGACCGTCGTGCTTCTTGATCACACTGGTGCCGCCGCACACGCAACTGGTAGGGCATTGTTTCAACACAGTCCCATAGCGTCGAACGTAACTCTCAACAGCCTTGACCACGCGCCTGCGAGCGGCTTTGTTGTAATACGAATGGTCAATAGGGCTGAGGTCACGCGACTCGGCCAACAGACACTCCAGTCTGTACAACGCTTGTGTGTTACCGGCGAGCTGGACGGGCCGCTTGTGGGCAGTGGGCTCAATGTGAACGTGATCACCGTGGTAAAGACCACGGCCGCGGGATGCATACGCGATGGCAATGCCAGCGGCGATGCACCGAAAAGGGTGGGCCCAAACGCCGTAAATCACGCCAGCACCTACAAGCGCCGCGAGAGCACAGAGGACTTGGTCGTGTCCGCCAACCGCATCGAGCATCGCCTTGACGACACTGTTGCGCTTAGTGCGCGCGACACGATCAGCCCAAGTCTTGAGAAAAGGCGCTCCACGCTCGATCTCCTGTTGAGCAGTGTAGCGGTCCTCATTGTCTCGTGCCAATGTGCGTGGCTTAGGGTGTACGGTGAACTTGACTTGATTGACACCCAAGGCATCTATAATGGGTTGTGGCACGTGAGCGCCATTGGTCAAGTACGGATGGATGGCAAGCTTCGTCAGGTTGCCGCTAGAATTGGTCTCCTGGCTCAAGGCAGACCGCAAGGTAGTCACGTCCTCTGGTGACAACAAGATGGGAGTATCCGACCCCGACGTCCACTTGGGGGTGATCTCCACGTAGTCGCCCACGCACTTAGTGGGCGCGGACCCGCCTGTGACGCAATACAGTATTGCGGGAAAGATAGGCGATTTGGCGTCGTTGGGGTCCGCCAGAACTCCCAGGGACTGGATGGCAATGTAGCCTTCTTGTGCTCCAGTGAGCCTAGGGTCTATCACAAGGCTGAGGCCGGTCTGAGTGGAACGGGCCACTGAGCTCAACTTGCCAGTGGGCGTGTAGTGAAACTTGATCGACTCTTGGCCGGTCCCCCACGTAGGTGTCAGTCCCCAGACAACCTCAGGCATGCACACGTAGTCGCCGTGGCGTATGTGCTTCTGTTCCTGCGGAGAAGGACACACCCAGAGGGCAAGGGGCTTCACAACCTTGGACACTCCTTTTGATCCATAGGTGTGGGTGTACACAATATCGAAGACTTCGGGAGGAACACTGCGTAGGTGGAGCTTCTGATTATCACGGTCATGAATACCCTCGTGAGTCTTGAGGTCCTTGACGTGAATAAAAATCGGGTCCGGAATCTTGTCCCCGGCTGCCAGCACAGTGGTGGGCAGTTTGTTCGTAATCACTATGTTAGTGCGGGGGGCATTTCCTTTACCATGCAGTGTTAGCGCGGTCTTGCGAGAGATGTGTTTGTCAGCACAACGCAAGCGGCGCAAAAGAGCGACGTAGTCAATAACAGCGCGCGCGTCGTCACGTTGCAAATAAGAACCTGTCGAGTCGGTCTTGGCGGACCATTCTGGATCGTCGACCGTCTCGGTGGTGGTATTGCTGGGCGCGGCGCTTTTGTCGTCATCTTCCTCGTCTTCCTCCTGACCCTCGTCGGGGTCCTCATCCTCTTCAGCAGCGTGTTCTTCATGGTCGTCTTCCTCATCGTCGGCCCCTGAGATATCCATATCCGGGCCGTCGTCAGTGTCGTCTGGAGTGAAACCCTCATCTGGGGAGTACTTCCTGACAGTGACGCGAAGCGAGAGGTGGTTGCGATACAACATGAAGTTCTCACACGCGCTACCGTGTCCGCACTTGTGTGTATGGACACCCTTGAGAGAAGTCGTCGGGGTCGGGCTTGTGATCCCGGTGTGGTAAGACACTGACCCCATGTTTCCTCGAAAGCCAACTGCGTGCACGTACGTGTGCGTTGGCAGGGATTCGTTCTCGAGCATTGCAGCGATCGCTGCATCTCCTAAATTGCACACCGCCGAGCCGAGGGTTGGTGGCATCGCCCTCGACGCGGCCCCAGAAGCACCAGGGTCGGACCCGGTGCCGGCGTGTTGTTGGTCAGCCTCTTGACCAACGGATTTTGGTGTACCATTCGACTTACCGTTGCGTTTTGCATGGTGTCTATGGGCCATTGTCCCGGAAAAC